AATGAAGATCAATATTTGAATCCTTAAGTCTCATTTCTTCAAATAAACCTTTAAGCTTAATATGAGTTAAGAATCCATTCTTTAATCCTCCTGCAAAACGTTGTTGTTGACGAATAATAAATCTAGCAAACTTTAACTCTTCACGAAGAATATCTGTACCGTCCTTAAATGTATCATCAGGATTTAATCTATTAGATGGTACTTTAAGAGACTTATAAAGCTTTTTAACGAAGTACATTAAGTCAGTCAATTCACCAAGGTTAGCTCCACCTGGGAGTTGAGTAACTGAAGTACCTTCTGATCCTTGACGCTTGGCAAACCAAAAGCTATCCAACATGGATTGCGGATTAAACTGCTGAACGGTAGCACCTTGATTAGCATCGTAGTTACGCTTAGACCAATAGTTGGTCATTAACTTACGAAGATATGCCTCAGCTTTCGGGCCGTTCATATTACCGACATCAACGTTAAAGACAAGACGTTCAGGAGCACGTACAAGACGATAGATGACAATAGCGTCCTCGATAAGACTTAACTGACGATAAGCTCTACGTGCATTTTCAATAAACGGAAGACGAAGGGTTTTATTTTCATTCCAGATACCAGAATTAATATAAGTTACCTGATTGATATCCATTGGAATAAGTTCTGTCTTAGCTACCTTACCTGGATTCTTTGCATCAAAAACAGGCTTACGCAAGAGATAACCCTTAGTAATCATATTCTGAACATTTTCAAAAATAGGATCAATGACATCCGATGGAATAGTTACAACACCAAGAATACCCTCTTTTGGATATTTCTTATGTATAATGTGTTCCCAATAAATTTCAGCATCAACAAGAATTTGACGACAATATTCCCAACCTCTATTTTCAAAGTCAAAGTATCCAATATACTTTTGAAACTCTCTTTTGAGTTTTGTTTTTTGAGAATCAGACAAATCTACATCAACAAATCGTAATTTTACAATTTCGCCATGCTCATCCTTGTTAATAAATTCATCACAAATTTCATCCAAAGCATCAGCAACTTCTGAAAAAGCTGCCATAACTCTATAATCCATTAATCTACGACCCTTATCCGGTTGGATATTGGCGTACATAAAATCATGATAATCTTTATTCTGTAAGACATTAGCATACTGATCATCAGTTGTAGATATGGAAGACGATACAGACTGACGAACAAGAGCGCCTTGTTTATCTGAACCCTTTTGATAAAAAAGAGAATATTTTGGATTTAACTCATTAATTTTATCAGCTGCATTATATGTCTGATAGGGAAGCTTAGATGAAACATACTTCATCAACTCTCTTCCGAATGTACTTTCTCTATTTTGATCCATGGCTTATAATTTATTTATAGATTTTTTAGGTTAATGCTATCTGAACTGCAGAAGTAAATAAACCTAAACCTTTTGTAAGTTCATAACTAATAATATTTTGCATAATACCATTGTCGTTGCTCCACGCATTATATCCACTTTGACTTGATAGAAGTGTAGTTAAGGTATCAGTCCAATTTATAATATTGTTGTATAATACACCATCTGTTGTATTTTTGAATGTATAGAATTTATAATAGTTAGATATATTAGTTCCTGTAATACTATTTGGTACAATAAGATTCCAACCCCAGTTAGGGCTATATGTAGAAAGTGGTACTGCAGAACTTGTAATATAATAACTACTAATATTATTGACTAGAGTATAGATATTTGAAAATTTTTCTAAAGCAACAATAGGAACACCCGGGATAACTATACCCGTAGCTGGGCTAATATATGTTCCAAGATTTGATCCAATTGAACGATCAGTATATAGACTAATATTATTATCAAAATTAGTATTATAAGAATTTAAACTGCCCCATAATTTTTGTTGTTTAATAGATAATATATCTATCATACGTCTTAATTGTGGTGGGTAGGTATAATTGTATTGTTCAAATTGAATAGATAATTCTTCACATATTGACAATAAAGAATTAACATTTGAATAATCGATATCAGAAATATTTTCTACAAAGTTAGATATCTTTTCATAAACTGTTTTGCCGAGTTCATAAGGATACGCATTAATATCACCAACAATTGTTCCGAGAAATCCAGTAAAGAAATTATCATACTCTAACAATGGTTCCTGAAAGCGTAGAGATTTATAAAAACTAGATGCATCCCAATTTTCATTTACTTTAGCGATATTATATTGACCTGCTGTTGTATAAATGCTAAACGTATTAGATATACCGCTTAGTGTTGTTTGATAGCTAGATAATGGATCTATAACAACCAAAGAGGCTGTTAACGCGCAGCTTAATGCTGTGTTTTGTGATGTAAAATACCCTTTATAAAAACTACCAATTGATTGTACAGCACCTGGATTTACAAAATCTTCTGTGAATGTTACACCTGGTAATGGATATAGATTGCCTGCATTATCATAATAGACAATACCAGTTTGTACATTATTAACTACTATTGAAGGTGATACATTAGGATTAGCAACAGATGAAGAAAGTACTGGATAGAATTTTGTAGTAAAATTATTAATATCTTTTAACGTTATTACGTAGGGAATTTGAGTGTTCTGCCAACTTATTGTTGGTATATTAAAAATAGATGATACAGCATTTGCTAAAGTGCCTTCACCAGTAATTCCGTTTGTTGATATACCTAAGGCTGTGGCAGGACTATAATATGTATTATTTCTTTGAATTGATAATACAGCAGGTGATAAATTTTGATATCCAATAGGAGGATAATTAACGTAGTTATATAAATCTGTTTTTAATGTAAATTTATCTTCAAAACGTGAACCATCAATAGTAGCAAAAAGATATATAGGTGTTTTTTTAAGAATATCTTTAATAGAATCATCCGTATAGTAAATTTGACAATATCCAGTTGTACCGGCTATTGTAGCACCTATATCATTGGGACCACAACGCTGTATTTTATTATTTTGTATGTTAGCGTAGATTACAGTTTGAATTGTTGAAAGTGAATCAACTGCAACGTACTGAGTATTATTAAATAAATTCTCAATAGCAAAAAATTGATTTAATACATGTAAATGAGACCACTTATTACCGTAAAAATCAGCTGCAGTTTCGTAACTGCCACCAGCTCCAGATGCATAAAAATTAACTGTATAACCTGTAGCGCTCAATGCAGGGTATGATTGCCAGCTGTTAAATGTATTAACAGTAAATGGTCCCATAATCTTAGCACTTAAAGCATTATTTGAATAACCCTGCCATGTTAATGTTGTTGGTACGAAATCAAAAACTTGAACTGTAGGATTGTATGAACTATCGTAAGCATTTCCGTTACCATCATAAATTGTTAACGTAATTTTATAACTACCCGGCCATTCATAAACATGACTTGCTGTAATGCTTGTTGCAAATGTACCGTCACCAAAATTCCAATGTATATACTCATTAGATATTACATTATTACCTGAAAGTAAACTAGAAGTAGAAAAATCAGGTACAAAACTAAGTGGGGTATTGCTTAGTGTATAGGTACTAAGAGATTTTGTTCCAGTATAATCGTAGATACTAAACTGTATATTATTGTATTGTACACTGTATGACATTTTATGCTGTTACAAGAGATTGTATACTTGGTGTTACTACATTAATTTTATTAATAAAATTTGCAGCATTGTTGAGATATGGATATTTAAAATATGGCAATTGAATATCCTGGCTAACAATTCCAATATCATTATAAGGATAAACAGGGTTAAATAAAAGTAAGTTAACACCTGGTACACTGTAAGTTGTACCGTCTGTTAATTGAGCTACTGTGTGTACATTAGTAATATCACCTATCTGTAAAATTGCATTAGTGAGTTCATTTATGCTTAATAATAAACCCAAATTATCATTTGTTGTGGCAAAATAACTTGTAAAAATATTAGCAACTTGAAGTGCAATAGCATTTGTGCTTTGTTTTGCAGTGGGTGATCTTGTAATAACAAGTTGAGTATACTGAGCAATACTCGGATCAACAGCTTGATTAGGAATATTGATTCCTAAATCAACTTGCATATAAATAGGATCATTAAGAACAGTCTCTGTAGTAACTAATTGAGTATCTTGAAGACTGTTTAAAATAAGCTGCTTTTGTGATGAATTTAAATAATTAGTACGTGCAGTTAAACTAGATGTTTTTTGAAGATTAGGTACAACGTACACATATACATTGTTAAAGTTTGTTGAATCTGCAAATTTTACCTGATTGAATAATACACGAGACTCTGTGTTAGGTGATGTAACGCCAAGATCAAAGTAATACTTTAAATGTCCCTGTACATATTTCCAATTATTAACAACACGACATGAAGCAACAATATTCTTAAACTTATTTGTTACGAATGACTGGTAATCGGTTGCTGTTACAAGTCTGTACTGTGATTGAAAAGTATTACTTGCATTTGTACGAATGCTATTAACACTCTCAATATCATTAAATGGTGTTGATGGGTCTGTGTTTGTAAGTGTGATATTAGCAAGTTGTGGTGCAGTTAACACATTTAAATTAACAGGGGTAGTATTGCTCTGTATCGCTGAAAATTGCGATGTATTATATAAGAAAATCTTACCACCGTTAAGAATATTAGCACCAATTTGTCCTGCTGCACCATCTGACTTAATATAATAAATCGCTACCTGATCACCAGAGTTAAGTTGTTGACCGGTAATATTATTACCAAATTTTATTTCATATCTACCATTTTCATTGAGACGAATTTCATACGCATTTGCATTTGATCTTTCAAGGAAAAGAGATTGAACTGGTGCCCACTTAACCCATGTTGGTGTAGTTGCAGTATTATTACGTACATATACATCAATAGTAAAATGATCAATAACTGTATTACTACCAGCTGAATCTATGTTTGTAAGAGTAATGAGTTCAAATGGAGATCCAACTGCAGTATAAAGCGGATATTCAACATATTTACCTTGATATAAAACCGCATTATTTTGTAGATCTGTTAATTGCTCTGTTTGATTTGTATTCTTAGCAAAAGTAACATCTGTATTAAATGAAAAAACGGTTCCACCTGCAGATACATAACTATAACGAGGTAAGGTATATAAAGCTGGCGGTAGGTTAGCATTGCTTGTTGCTTGAAACGGTAAAACGCTTGTTTGAGCACCAATTGGTCTATAACCAATAAGTTTAACAATTTTATTAATATTTTCGTATAATTCAGCAGTTGAAAATGTAGCTTCAGCCCCTGTTCTGTTCAAATAGAACAAAAGAAC